CACTTACCAATTTCATCTTGGCGCATAGTGATGTGGACTCCACAGGGCGTTCCAAATGCAAAACCATTGGCAAGATGTTAGATGAGAAGATAACCATTGAGGGCTTGTTTACAACAGTGCTGCATTCACGTGTGGTGGATGGCGAGTATTTGTTTCAAACCCAATACGATGGTGAGTTTTTGGCCAAGTCCCCAATGGGAATGTTTGAAGAGTTCCTTATACCCAACGATTTGTTGACGGTAAAAGGTGCAGTTGAAAATTACTTTAATGATGAGGAATAAATAATGAGTTTTTGGGAATCTGAAATAGGTGAAGTTACGGGCAATGCTGAAGATGCATTTGCAAAGTCTTTTACACAAATACCAGACGGCACAATGGCGCTAGCTCGCGTTGAGTCCTTCAAAAATGCCGAATTTAATGGCAATAAGTATCTATCCATAAGCTGGCTTTTAACCGATGGGGACTTTAAAGGCTCCAAGGTTGAGCAAAAGCTTAAGGTGTATGGCGACCCCATGGCTAAAGAGCCAGCCAAGGCACGCCATAGAGCGCTCAATATGCTCAAATTAATTTATCAGCTATACAACACAAAGCCTAAGCATGCCGGCGAGCCTACAGACCAAGATTTGGCGGTTTTTGTGGGTAAAGCTGCGGGAATTAAGATTCGTGAGACTGAACCAAACGATCAGGGGCGCCAATACAATTGGGTGGCTGAGATTCATGACTCTAAGGGATTTAAATGCGAAACAGGTCACGGGCTTCCTGCCACAACTCACGTTGCTCTAGCCACTTATGCCAGTGGTGGACGTGAGCCTATTGACAGTGCTTTTAGCCGAAATCAAGCAGCAGCACCAACCCAAGACCTTTTGGACGATGTGCCATTTTAAAGAGCAATTAGGATTATAAATGGCCAGAGATATATTAACCAAGCGCATTGAAAAGTATCAGGCGCGTGATTCAAATGATACGCGTGATTATATCGGGGCCAGTAGCATTGGCTCCGATTGTTTAAGACAAATTTGGTATGAATTTAAGGGTACAAAGGCTGAGAAAGTACCCACTAAAACACGGCGTACATGGGCTATTGGTAAATGGCTTGAGCGTCTTGTTATGGAATGGCTTGATGATGCAGGTATTACGCTTGGCGTGTTGCCACAACGCACGTTGTCGTCTGAGATGGTGCCGCAATTTAAGGGGCATGTTGATTCGGTTTGGATTGGTCGTGGTGGTGTATTTAAGGCAATCATTGAGATTAAAACCGCTAAAGATGCCAGTTTTAAGATATTTGTTAAGAAAGGGGTTAAGGTTTGGAATCCTCAATATTATGCGCAAATTCAGTCCTATATGGGGATGAGTCGCATATATAGTACATATATACTTGTACTAAATAAGGATAATAGTGAGATTTCCGATGAATTAGTGACTTTTGACCCCGCATTTTATGTCAATTTGGAATGCAAGGCTCTAATGATTACACAAGCAAATGTGGCGCCCCCGCGCATTAATGGTTCGCCGCTTTGGTATCAATGCAAGATGTGTAAATTTAACAAGGTATGCCACAAATGAGAAAAACGACCCATCATTGCGATCAATGCGATAAGAATTTAACAGGATCGTATATAGGTCATTTTGAAGTGAATTTTGTGGATAATATTTTATCATTCCCACCCTTAGATTTTTGTGGCATGGAATGCATGATTGTTTATTTAAATAAAAGAAAGGATGAAATGAATGAAAGAAATACAGAAGATTGATGAGAAAAATATCAGGGGACTCATCAAAAAGGTACTTGATTTAATGAAGGACATGACTGAAGAAGTTGAGGTTCTTGAAGATAGAAAAGGGGATGTATTTGAGCGTTACATGGCACTCCACCGTTTAGGAGCCATATGGATGGGTGCTAATCATGCAATGCACATGGCAAGCCATGCTTTTCGCTTTGGCTTTGATTTGCATCATCCTTTTTTCCAAACCAGTGAAGCCATCGAAAAAGGATGGGATTCAGTAAAACTGGATATGAACCCCTTCTTTGTTCAAGAGCAAAAAGAAGCTGTGACACTGGAAATGAAAGATTTGCCTGACGAAGTAAAGGAAGCCATTGTTGCTATCATTAAAAAGCAAATGGATGAAAAAGGGGGCAAAAGTGTCCACTAACGATCCACTCACCCCCGAACAAAAAGAACATATCGAGCTTATATTTCATCGCTATGAAGAAAACTTAAATCGCCAATACGATGAGGCCATCAAAGGTGAATTAGAGCTTTTGCGCAAATACAAGGCGGATTTAGCGCGGGCTTATGATGAAGTGCGCGGGCAGCGTAAAACGCTTGTAAGCTTGATGGAAGATATAGTCAATCGCCAAGAAGAGCTCATCGGCATTACGATTCAAATCAATGAATTTATTTATCGCATTGAAAACTTTTTTCTAACTGATACGCCGCCTAAGCAACCTGAACAAGTTGAATGTATCGATCATGCTTTAATTTCAGAATATTTAGATTTAACCGTAAGAACCATACGGATCTTGAATGCCGATAATTTTATTTACATGAAAGATTTGTTGAAAATAAAAGCACATACATTATACAAAATTCCTAATCTTGGGAAAAAATCATTTTCTGAAATTACGGAAGCACTAAAAAAGAAAGGACTAGCATTTAGGGGGGATGATGTCTGAATTAAACCGCTATGAGGGCCGTGAAATTGCAGCTCATGAGAAAGTTATTGATGCCCATCAGTTTCTATTAACCTTCCTTGAAAAGTTTAATACGGCCAAACGTGGGGGCATTCATGACTTCATGGAATTAAGTTTATTTAATATGGTTAACGCCGCCATTAAAGCCATTGATGACTACCTTCAGGTAGGTCATAAGCAGGTGAGTGCGTCTGAGATAATGCATATTGTTATAGATACCTATCAAAAGGTGTTGGATGGGATGAAGCGCAATATGGAAGGGATGAAACAGGTGAATTTTGAATGATAGAGCTACTTACAGAGTCCATATTCAAAATAGAAGAAAATCAAGACAATTTAACGGTTATCACGGTCAATCAGCAATGTCATGATGGATTGGCACGTGTGGCCTTATATAGTCAAAAAATAATTCTTACCGAATATGGGCTTGATGCGCTTGAAAAGAATTTAAAACGACTCCTTTTGGAAATCCTACGATACAAAAATAAAGATACTTTGTTAGGGATAACCAATGAAAATGAAAAGATGTCCAAGCTGCAATAAAGAACAGCAGTGGGACGAGTTGTGGGGTTTTGCTAATCAGCTTTGTCCTGAATTTTGTAATTTTACTTTTACTGAGATTTTACCGATGAGTATAGAAGATTGCTGGATTGATGTTGATGACAGGCTGCCTGAAGACAGGAAAGAGGTAATGTATTTTGCGATTAACCCAATGGGTGGAAAAGAAATCATGACAGGTCATCGTGAGAATGGCAAATGGACACATTGCTGTCTTTGGTACTCAACCCAAATATTAAATGATGATGTGGCTGTGACCCATTGGATGCCATTACCTGATTATCCAATAACCGAATAAGGTGAAATTATGTATGACTTTTTAGCTCTACCCTTAACTATTTTGTGCGCAGGGATTGCGTATGCTCTGATGATTTGGGCATCAAAACAATGAAGGATTGATTTTGCTTTATGAAAAAATTAAGACCGTATCAAAAAGAAGTGCTTGATAAGCTCAAAGCACGCCTAAAAGAAACTGAAGGGCCATTGTTAGTTAATGCAAGCGTTGGTGCTGGTAAGTCTCTTATCATAGCTGAATTGCTGATGGTGATTGAGAAAGCTGGCTGGCGTGCGCTTTGCCTTACAATGAATAGCACGCTCATTCGTCAAAATGCTGAAACCTATAGACTACAAGGTGGTAATGCTGGTATTTATTGTGCGGCTTTGGGTCAAAAGGATTCTGAAGAGCCAGTAATATTTGCCTCACCCCTTTCAGTAAGGGGCAGCATAAAAGCGAAAGGCAAGTTTTCAAAAATACCATTCAATCTCATTGTTGTCGATGAATGCCACAATATCAACTTTAATGAAAAAGATACGACCTACATGCGCATATTTAATCATTATGCACTGTATGCTCAACAGGAAGGACACAAGCTTCGTTTCGTAGGGCTCACGGGGACGCCCTACCGTGGCAAAGGCCACACAATAGTCGGTGATAAATTATTCTTTCAAGAAGAGGTCTGCGCGATTACTGCTGATTGGCTCATTAAAGAAGGGTATTTAACCAACCCTATTTGGGGTTATTGCGAAAAGACGCTTCAATACGATTTTCAGGAATTAAAGGTTAATTCCATGGGGCGCTTTAACTCAGTTGACTTAGAGGCGTGTGTCAATAAAAAGCCGCGCTTGACTGCCAAAATTATGGCGGAAGTGGTAGAGATTGTGAAAGACAGGAAAGGTGCATTTATTTTTGCAAGCAGCATTCAGCATTGCTCTGAGTGTGCTGAATGGTTACCACCTGATGAGACTGCCATTATTACCGGGAATACGCCCGATCATTTGCGTGATGAATACATAACCAAGGCACGACTTGGGATAATTAAATATTTGGTGAATGTGAATGTTCTATGTACAGGCGTTGATGTACCTACTTATGATACTGTTGTGTTTGTTAGACCTACTGAGTCCTTGGTCTTGTATATACAGTGCTTGGGTCGCGGGCTTCGATTGGCAGATGGTAAAACCGATTGTCTTATTTTGGATTATGCCGGTAACCTTGATAGGCATGGTGACATTGACAATCCAGTGATTAACAAAGCGCTGTTGCAAAACCGTGAAGGTAATCCCGATTACTGTATTGAGTGTTACAGTTGCAATGCGATGAATACCGTGACCGCCAGACGATGTATTGGCACCAAAGATGACTCACGATGTGATCACTGGTTTGAATGGAAGGATTGTCCCGGATGTGGTGTTAAGAATGACATTGTGTCGCGTCAATGCAGAGCGTGTCACACAGAGCTTATCGATCCCAATCGAAACCTTAAAGAGATAGCCTCTAATAAAAATAGAATCTTGCTGGATGTGAAGGAAACGCAGTACGGAATATCTATTGTAAATGGTTCACCACGCTTCGATATCACTTACCTATTGAACCCAAAAACAAACCCTACCCAATACATTAAAGCCCAAGAAAACTTCCTGTTAAGCACTGAAAAGGCTGTGCGGTTCTTTTATCACACGGTAGTTAAGCAGCATTTTGTTCATCCTCATCAAGCCTATGGGCGATTGCAGAATATGGCTTACTTAAAGAGTATTCTTGAAAACGGTGAGCTGCATTCACCGGTTCAAATTGATTGCATTGAGCAAGACATGAATCGTCTTAAGGTGGTTGAGAAATATTTTGACCATCCAATGGTTGATGAAGATGAGCGGGAATTGGATGTGATTCATACGTTTTTTGAAATAGCCCGTTTTACCAATCAGGTGATATTTGAGTATTTGGTGCGTGAGAACAATGAGCTGCGGCTTATCAAAGATCAATACAGAATTCGCACACCAAGTTCTTATGCTAGATTTGCTAAAAACTATGGATCAACCCTTGGGGATACCATTGAGAAGGTCGCAGAGAATCAAAGCCACATTCGATTCCCGACAAAGATTTGGGTTGATCATAAAGATAAAATGAAACGCTTTAGTGAGAATGGTGATTTGATTTCATGGGATACCCACTGGAATACGATATTGCCAAGAGTAAGCCTGCGCTATGCCTATGACAAATGGTGCCAAATAGTCAAGATGGAAGTGTTTAATAGCACCATTGCATACAGTCGGGAAATGAAATCCTTCAAATGCTATAGAGTATCTTTACATGGATATGTCAAGGCAATGAATGATTGGAATGAAGAATACGATAAATTGGTTCATGCGTCTTGCAAGATTCATGAAATAGATTTGGACAGGTTAAATAACAAGGAATTCAGGGCATTTCAGGTGATTGCTAACGGACGCCATGATGAGGACATCAGTAAATGGCAAGACCATTCAGGCAATGAATTTGAAAAGCTGGATTCTTTTAACTGGAAGGATTAGATGAGTGAATTTAATAATGAAGATATAAAAGGACAATTTTTTCTTATAATTTTTATTATAATCATTATGGTGGCTTTTTTAATATGAATGACTTCACGAAAGAAGAACTAAAAATATTGTTCTTGGAGCTGAACATTGTAATCAGACATTGGGGTGAAGCCAAAGAATATAAATATTACCCAATACTAAAAGACAAAATCCAAACCATGATTGATGATTATTGTGAGCATGAGCGATCAAGCGGATGCCTTGATTGCAATACGGCAATGTGTCTTAAATGCAATAAAAGGTGGGAAGATGATTAATAATGGACAGACTAATTGAAAAATATTTAGGAAAGACCGTTTATATCAAACGAATGGATATTGATGGGTTAATATGGATTAAGGAAGCTTAGGTTGCAAGAATAACAATTAACTATAATTTATGGAATAATGATAATTATGTGTTTCATCTTGACCCTGATTTTGGTAATTGTAAAAATGAAAATTTTTGGATTCAAATAGAATTTGTCGATTCAATCTTTTTATCAAAAGAAGAATGTTTAAATAGTATTTATAAAGATATCCATTTACTAAAAGAAGAAAATCCCGATTTAAAAAAACATCCAGTTAGTTTGCTTAAAATCTGAATAACATCGAATACTATAAATACTATCGCCTTATACGGTCTGGTTATTGAAATAACCAGACTTAAGCCTTTTTTAGTATACAACTCAGCCAATAGGTATAATTCATACCAATTTTGTACCTATACTATACTGGTCAAAAACAGGTCTGCAAATTGGTCAATAATTTAACCGCTTTTTTGGTATATTACCTGATCGAAATAGTTAGTTATTATATCATCTGATAAATAATTGCCTATAACACGAATGCAAGCGTCTAAATCCCAACAACAAGCTGCTGCAAAGCCATTTTTAACTTGACGAGCCAAAAATTCTTTTTGCTCTTTCGTTGGGTAATTACCTTCAACCTTGATTTCAACCCATAATCCGCTTTTACCCTGTTTGGGTACTCCGATGAAAACATCTGCAACCCCACGTTTCACCCCCATGCGTTTTAGTAACCGTCCTTGTTGAATACTGCACTTTCGTTCATTGGCGAAATGGTAGCTGTTTTCTTCAGCTTCCGGGTGTACTTGGCGCAGCCAGTTCATTACATTTAAGTGAGCTATTTGTTCATCTTTCAGCATTTCCTTGCCTCATCATAAGTGCCACATCCTTGGCACGTTGTCCGACTTGAGTTGCCCATTTGCTGTCTAGGGCTTCGATTGATGCTTTGGTATAGTCTTTAGCGGTGAGTGCCATGATCATGCGTCTAAATCCTAATAGACGCGCAATGCCCATGTTAAAGCACATATTTAATAGGGCGTCTTGTACGTTTTGGGGTTGGTCAACAAACCATGGGAAGGGTGCCAGCTCTCTTTGACAGCGAGCGAAATCGTTATCAAAAAGATAGTCACCTTCTTCTTTAGATATCCCATTGTCATCGATATTACGTCCCCATCCTATCGTCACCTTCCCCACTGTATCCAAATAGGGATGCGATCTGAAGCTCTCGTGTTTCTTGATCCAGTCCTTTACGTTCGTCATCACAATAGTCCTCATTGTAATAGTTCCATCCAAAAGCACGCACCGCATAGTACATCATGGATGCCCGCAAAGTTGACACACCGTCATTTTTCAACATGTGATAAAAGATTAAATCGGTTTGATAGCGTGAGAAATCACAGGTTTTACGATAAAACCAGTCGTGAATAATGGCAGGTCGTATCAGTGACGAATGTGATGGCGCCATGATGGGCCATGCAACGCGCGGGATGCTTGCCAAATCAGTTTCAAAGTTGGCAGGAATATAAAATTCATTGCCATTTATCTTAAAAACCACTTTGTGGCATACCTGATAATGATAGCCAAACATAGGCTTAATACAAATAGGTGTCAAAATTTCTGTCTTAAGGTGCCTTTCACCAGCGCACCCAGACAGAAAACTACAGACCCCTAGCGCCAATACTAGGTTTTTCATACGATTACACTGTAGGTATTTGACGATACCATACATGAGCCACCATATCAGAATCACCGGTTGTGAACGCCCCTGTGATGTTGGATAGGTACAAGCCCTTATTCACAGTAGTACTGAACGGTAAGGCCACAACGCCTGCGTTCATAGTGAATGTGGTGCTGGCAGCAGCTTGGAAAGTAGCAGCGGCCAAAGTGGTCGATGCAATAGTACCCGCGCCGTTTGCAGTGGAGTCGTATTGAACAGCAGCAACGCCCCCAGCAGCATAGTTCGCAGAGCCATAAGTCATTGCAAGTTGTAGCTGATCTAAGACAAGCAATGTATTCGCGCCACCGGCTGCAACAAGCAGTTTAGGAGCGGCATACATGCCATTAAACTCAGCAGCAGTAATGGGAACCGCAACATACTTTCTGATTAGCGGGCTAATCATAGAAGAAAGTACCTTGTTAGCCCCGATTGCAAAAACACCAGCGTTGTTATTGGTGATATCACCAGAGGCAACAACACCAGTCGCTACGTTTGCACCATTACCAACAAAAATTCGTCCGCTTAAAAGACTGTTGCTTAAGCCGCCAGCAGCAGGGTTTGCAACGAATGTGGCATTGGCTGCATCGTATTTAAACCAGTTCACTATGAAATCAGGTGCGTAGGATATTAAAACGATGTCTGTATCTTGCCATTGAAACTCACCATTTTGTAAGGCTTCAATGTCTGCGGCAATTGCCGCGCCAGTCAAGTACCCTGCTGTGGTGATTGCTGCTAAGTTATCGTCTGTGACGATGGCTACAATGTTAGGGTTGCCAACAAAGTAACGTCCGATTGCTGTAATAGCCATGAAACTATCTCCTTATAATTATTAAAAGTAAGTCCTTTACTTCAACTTCCGACGTCTTATTCTATCTAAATCGTCGACACCTAGATAGCCGACGCCCTCTGCTGCTGCATCGGTACGAACTCCGTACTTGCCGGACGCCTTTGCGCTGTCAATTAACGAATCATGACCTGCGTAATTGCGACTCTTGCCTTCACGGACTTCGATTTCCTTACGGGGTGTTTCATCGTAAGCCATGATTCGCTCCTTGAGTTGTTATTTACAATCCTTTTTCATCTTCTTTTTTTCCAACTTCTTTTCGTCTTTCCTATCCATATTACGGATATTTTTTTCTTCCATCTTCTTGGCAGGCTTTTTCATTGCTGGCCCTCTTCTAGTTTTTGTTGTTTGGCATGCAATTTGTCATTAACCCAAGATACCACGTGGTTAACGGCCACTGCGACTTCATTAACAAAAGCATCTTGAATCTCAGGCTCATGCGCTACAAATTGATCTTCAAGGCTTTTAATTAATTGATTGGTTATAAATGATGATAATAAACTCATTATCCTTTACCCCCGCGTTTGCCAGCATCTAAAATCCTGTTGGCTTTGGCATCAATTTTAGCTTTCGATGAAGATGAAAGCTTCCCTTTGTTCTCCATCTGTGTAGCACGCGCTTTGGCATTGGCTGCGTGTGCTTTATCAGGCATGGGATACTTCTTTTCACCGGGCATACCAAAATCACTCTTGGGAAGCTTCGACCGGCTCTTGCTGCTCAACTTGGCCATCTTGTTGTTCTCCTTCACAGGGCAGTCCATCCATGACAGCGGCACCCTCTTTTTGCTCTTCTTCACACTCACAGTCTTCAGGTGAAGTACCTTCCTTGCAGCCACAGTCTTCTTCTTTCTTTGCAGGGTTTGCAAGCCCTTGAGCAATCACCTTGAGCTGCTCTTCTAATATAGAAATAGCGCCTACGCATTGCTGGAATTTATGTGCCGCTTCATCTCTTTGCATAATACAACTTTGTAATTGATGACGAATTACTTGCATATCTAAAACCATTACCCTCTCCTTGTTTTAAAAAATCTTAACTCGGCCAGCTAATGACCGGGAATTCTGATATAAATTGCTCAAGCGGAATTAAAGGTCTATCACCATTTAAGAATTTTGGCAATTCTCCTAATACATACACCCACACGCTATCACGCCATTTTAAAAAAACGCCTGCTTCTTCAGCCCATGCAGGGATTGAGCTTTGCAAGTAACTCAAGCAGTACAGTGCTGATTCATAGCCTTTTTTCAAAGCCACATCGTTTAAATAAGCCTGAATGCCTGCATTGTATTCATTCAAAATCTGTGGGATATCAGGTGGAGCAATAACAGGGGGTGCGAGCACTCCATTTATATAAGTCCAACCCGGAACACAATCATCAGGGCAGTCGACCCAGAATAATTCTGGTGCGACTTCAAAAGGAATTTCTTTTACTTCGATGACCTTTTCTTGAAATATAAGTGCTTTCATTTATTTATCCTTAAACAATGAATTCAGTAACTATACAACAGCCGTCTGCGCCGCCGCCACCTGAAGCATTGGATGCGTTGGTGCAAAGACCCCCTGAGCCGCCGCCACCGATTGCGGTTCCAGTTCCCCCGGTAGCTGCGGTCGTTCCGTTTTTATAGATAGCTCCACCGCCAAAATAAGAGCTTCCACCGCCGCCTGAAGAGCCCGCCTGCGTGCTTCCTGAGGTCACGCTAAATCCACCGGCATCGCCGTTGATATTAAACGTACCTGATGCACCCGCTCCGCCGGTGCCGCCTGAAATTGAACGAAATGCCGTTGAGCCAGTCAGTCCACCGCCGCCTGATCCGCCAGTGGCAGTCATGAGCGAGCCAAAGCTTGTGGTTCCCCCGGGGTTCCCGGTTCCCCCGGCTCCCCCGCCTGAGCCACCGGCCCCAACGGTTACGGATTTACTGGCGCCAATGGTTGCCGCGGAATAGTATTCACGTGAATATCCACCGCCGCCACCACCCCCGCCACCGCCGAGTGAGTTGGCAGCACCGGCAGCGCATCCGCCACCACCCCCGCCACCGCCAACGACTTCAACGATGCAATAGGACATACCTGAGGTTGGTGTATAGGTTGATGTTCCGTTAGTAAGGAAGGTCTGTATAACAATACTGGTAAATCCTGAACCCCCAGCAGGGGTTTTCCAAGTGCCATCACCTGCCCAAAAAGTCGTTCCTGAGGCGCTTGTTCCGCTGTTTAAATTGGTAACTGGTAGGTTTCCAGTAACACCATTTGACAAGTCTACTTGCGCCCAAGCAGGGTTATTAGAACTTCCTGAATTGGATAAATAACGACTTGCTGTTGTGTTCTTGGCAAGCGTTGACAGCGTATTTGCAGCACTACCATATAAAATATCACCCTGAGATACAGAGCTTAAACCAGTACCGCCGCGAGTTACCGCCAATTGACCAGTCCATCCCAAGGTTAATGAGGCTGCGTTGACAAGAGCCGTTGTTGGGCTTCCACCAAGTGTTAGAGTTACGTTGGTGTCATCGGTCTTTGTTAGGGCCGCACCCGTTGGGATTTGGCTTGTTGTGGCCAAGGTTCCAGAGGTAGGAAATGTGACTGCTGTGGCAGCCGTCATGGTAAAGGTGCTTGCAAAGGCGCCTGATGTGGTTAAATTGCCGCCCAAAGTAAGCGTGGACAGGCCATTGTTAACCCCGGTTCCCCCAAAGGTTGGCTGCACCACGTTCGCATTCCAAGTACCTGATGTAATGGTTCCAAGAGTGGTGATTGAGGTTTGACCCACATAAGTTGCCGCAATATCAATGACAGGGGTTGAGCCGCCGGTGGATGTGATGCGATTTAATGTGCCTGAAACAGATGTCACACCGGTTCCTGAAGGGGTTGCCCAAGTGCCGTCACCACGCCAGAAAGTTGATGAGGTTGCACCTGTGCCTGAGTTTAGATTGGTTACAGGCAAGTTACCGGTCACACCTGTTGTCAAGGGTAATCCTGTGCAGTTGGCAAGGTTTCCTGATGTTGGTGTGCCAAGAATCGGTGAAATAAAGGTCGGGTTATCATTAAATACTAATAAGCCCGATCCTGTTTCATCGGTCATTGCGGCTGCTAAATTAGCACTTGATGGGGTAGCCAAGAAAGTCGCAATACCAGCGCCAAGACCACTCACGCCAGTTGATATGGGCAATCCTGTGCAGTTGGTTAACGTACCGCTTGCAGGCGTTCCCAAAATCGGGCCAACCAAGGTTGGGCCTGTGGCTCGCACGGGCGCACCGCTACCGGTAAAGGCCACCATTGACGGAATACTTGAGCCATCAGTGACTAACATTGAGTTTGCAGCAGGGGCTAATATAGCCAAAGTACTTGCGCCAGAGTAAACAATACCGCCATTGGCAGCCGTTAAATTGGCACCTGTTCCGCCGTTTGCCAAACTTAAAGGCAATTGAGCTGTAAACTGGATAAATTCGATTGGATCGGTTCCCACGGTGACCACGGTATCCACTTGAAGCCAGCTTGTGCCACCATTGGCAGTACCGCCGGGTAAAACTGGAATGACCACACCGGGTACGATTTCACTTGGTTCATCAAAGTCTGTAGCACGAGTCAAAACCCAATTAACAGCACCAGAGCCTACCGTTGTCACTGTGTACACACCATTATAAGCCGGTGTTGATTGGTTTTTAATAAGAACCCTATCATTTACGCTTGGGCTTAATCCATCTATAGAAAAAGCGGCCATGGCTCCTGCGTTGGTCAATGTATCGCCAATACCGCCTGCACCGTTATCAAAATAGGTGGCGGTATAGTTTCCAGTAGATGCCGCCATTACTGCGGTTAAAAATGCAAGACCGCTGGCTACTGCGTCCACGTATTGCTTAATGGCAAGCGCTGTGGGCAGATTATTTGAGGTAGCCGTTGCCATGGTTGCATCGTTGATGATTTCATCCACCCCTTGGGTGGCATTAATAAAGAATTGGCCTGTTCCATCCAAATCGACATTAAAATTACCGTTAGTATCTAGGGTTTGAAGGGTGTTACCGCTTAATTTGACGTTATCAACGGTTAAAGAGCCCCCAATGACGGTCAAATTGCCTACGCCATCAGTGTTAATATTAGGATCGCCACCAAAAATACCAGCATTATTATATTGAATATTTCCATTCACACCCCCAACGCCGCTGCTTACAGAGTTGTCAACGTACGTCTTAATGGACAAAGCAGTTGGTATGTTGTTTGTGGAAGCTGTTGCCATCGTATTGTCATTGATGATTGCTTGAATGACCGATGAGCTTTGAATGGTAAAGGTTCCGGGAATATTTAAAGTGCTTGACAATCCAAATGTTGGATTTGCTGAGCCATCGCCATTAACGATATCTATTTGGTTAGCGACACCCGTTAATATGCGTGACGCCAGTGCGCCTGTTCCTGTGGTCACACCCAGCATGCCGGTTGTCAAATCATCAAGGAATACGCCATTGACCAGTGTGCCGTTATCTGTTTGAGCAAGGATTGCGCCATTGGCTAGGTCTTGAACGAATTTATTTAATACCCCACCTTGGTTTTGTAGACCAATCAGGCTTGCTCCTTCCCCTGCCGCATGGCTTGCCAATAAGGGAAGGATATCTGTTCCCGATTGAATATTGATCCATGACGCAGTTGTTGGGGAATAGTACTCATAAAGCTCGGTCGTTGTATTAAAACGCAAGCGAAAGTACATATTCGCAGCAGGAACAGGTCTGTCGCCTGTAGAGCCCGGGGCGAGCAAAGGAAATGGGTTTGTAAACCGCGTATTAACGGTGAGCGTATTATCTAAACCAACCGTAGTCTGGTTTGGTTCTAAATCGCCCCCGTTAGTAAACTCACTAAACTTAATAGTCTGAATGGCCATCACTTATCCTTGTGATTATTCGTTTATTAGCCTTGTAGTTGTCTTAATGACACTCCAACATAAGCAGACGCATCCGGCGTAATTAAGTGTAGCACATCACCACCTTTCACATAACGCTTGTACGGTCTAAACTCATTGTACTGCTCTTCTTCAGTCGTGCCGCCAGCAGGTACGCCCGCAGCTGTGTTGTTACGAACAAACACGTTGGATGTGGACGTATAACTGAATAAGGCTTGATACTGAGTGGTAGGCGCACCGGGTATGGTGATGGCCTCATCGGTATTGGTAGCTAAAGCCACCTGAAAACAGACGTCACTAAAAGGTATCGTGTCGTTGTAGTTGCTGTTGTATTGAATCGCCATCATTAGACTCCTAGTCGTGAATTAGCTATATAGTGATAAAGTATCCCTGCTGTTCCTGCGGTAGATGATGAAATACCACTCGGTGCTGCAACCATTGTACTTAAACCTGTTCCGCGGTATGAAAAACCATACACTCCATTAACACCAAAGGTTGTGAAGAAGGTTGCCAAATCCACTTCATTCGAGCCGGCACCGCTCGATCCATTTAAAACCCCCCAAACTTTTCCAACGGTAGTCGTAACCCCTGAATAAATACCAAGGGTTGGATTAGCCCTCTTAATCACTTTGTATTGGACTCCAAAGCCGTTTGGAAAGGCAGAAACAGTGGCAGCACCTTGGTTAAAGTAGGCATTTTGTGGCTCATATACCGCACTTATAAGCGAAACTCTTTGCGGCCCTGTCGTTAATGTAGCACCACCGGGTTCAAAGCTTGTCTCATAATAATATTGGCATCGGCGCAAGGTTTCATCATAGGTCAAAGACGGCGTGTCAATGGCAAAATCGTTTTGCACTAAAGAGCATTTTTCAAACAATATGTTATCTGGTGTTCCTGATGACAGCATTGAGTCAACCGTATACACCACAATTCCAAGCGTCATTGTTGTCGAACTGGCAGCCGGCAGGCTAAAGCCCTCAAAAAGTAGTGAGTTAGCCCCATTGACAAGACTATAAACTCGATTATTGATTGAATTTATAGCAGTCCATCCGGCAGCAAATACAGGCTCACCACTGGCAGCCCATGTGGTAATCGGCTCTGTTTGTGATATCGCACTTGGTAAAGAGGTGCGCCAAATGAGCTTCATTTTAAGGCGAACGGTAGCCGCTGGGTTTTGCAATTGTGCAACTAATTTAAGCAGTGCTGAGAAATTCTTACCCCAGCCATCACGAATGGTTGCAGGATCTACATACTGAATCATTGCAAATTGGTTGGTTGCTGTAACTGATGCCACTTTAAAGCCATACTTTTCGGCAGCAGAGCCGCGAGCCGTTGAAATATTATTGCCTGTGGCACTGGCAACATAGGCTTGCTGAATCATGATTGTTTGGTCTGCTGTATAACCAAAGGTTGCCAAATTGGTGGTTGTTACAGGATATGCCTGCCAAGGGTTAAGGCCAAAGTCCCATCCTGTTAAAATCGATTCTTTTTGCTGTCTTAGCAAAGAGTCTCGATAATAATGGAAGGTATGGTCAATTTGCCTATCGATTGAGTCTTGTTCAAAGCTTGGCTCAATGGGTAGGTCTTGGACGACCAATTGGAAGCTTGTGACGTAGAGATCGATATTACTTGGAATCGACATCTTGTAATCAATGTAAGCGGCAGGCGGTACATCAGGGTTTGATGTCGCTGGCAAACTTCCATGACCTGTCAATTCACTAAATGAACCGGTGACAGGCGTTTGTTCAAGCACGCGCGTAAGCGTTGTTCCATTGGAGTCAATTAAATCAGCACTGATGTTTTGGGGTACATCTGATGGCCCAATGCGTGCGGTGACTGTGGATGATACGATTTTATTCGCCCAGAGCATTCCATTTTGTTGGAATCGTTGACGCAAGAAGACTCCGTCAGTGTCCCAGCCAACCAAGGTCAATCGCAGCGCATAGGGCGCATTTGACGGGTTGGTGAGGGTGTCATTTAATGGCACTTGCTCAAGGGTTACGTTTCCGGTTCCTGCTAATTCTAGGAACCAACCCGGCGCAACTTCTATCGGATCGGGATTAGTCGCCGCTGATAAGGTAAAAGGGGACGAAAAACTTATCAGAGAAAATTGGGGGTTGGTTATCTGATTGCTAGACGCAAAGGCCACCGTATCAATCGGTGTTGAGCCGCCTGAGCCTGCAATGTAATTATTGACTTCATAAATGAGTGGGTCGTTTTGAGATGGGGGTGCTACGCCAAGGTTTTGTCGAAACTCCAAGCGATAGACTACATCTGATTCAAAGAATATATCGACAGGCAATGTGCCATTGGCTAAGAACTGAATGGGATTAGTCCATGGCACTGATAAATCTGGATCGTGATACACGGTCGCAGGCAAATAAGGCAATGTGTTTTGAAGCACGTACAGATAAAACGTGTCGTCAAATAGATTCCCTTCCAAATCAAACTCAGCCCAAATCGGGTTTGCGCCTCTTATCCCTAGTGCCATGGTATGTCCTTATAATTTACTTTTTAGGGCGCTTTTTACCTTCTCGCGCTTCCGAATAAGCAATAGCAACAGCTTGCTTTTGGGGCTTGCCGGCGTTCATTTCACGCTTCACGTTCTCGGAAAACCCTGAGCGCGTGCTTGCTTTTTTCCCTTTCACTAACGGCATTTTCAACTCCTTGTCGACTAATGCTTGTTTTTTATCCATCTACTGCTTTATAATCCGTCTTTTAGGGGATTAAAATGTTATTGATAATTTACTCATGTCTATTAGTAAGCTGCTTATGTGTCACCATTCTTGGGCTAAAGGGCGCATTATTTAAGTAAATCATAAGCTGATTTTAATAAATAAGTCGATCCGCCTGCCCCAGCAGTTATACCAAACATATTTTTTAATGCTTTTAATGCGGCTTCTTTTTCTTTGATGCCCTGAGCATGTTTAGCTGCTTCAGGATGTTTAGCTAAGAAATCTTTCATAGGCACTGAATTCTGGCTAAATAACTTCTCAGGCTTCTCAGGAACCAAGCGCAAATCAGATTGCACCATCTTGCCAACGCCTTTTCTAAGCAGTGGCGCAAAGTAGGTACTTTTAAGCTTAGCAACCGTCTTTTTCCCTTGTTTGAGCACGTGGGCCACATCAATGTGACCTTCTTTCAATAAGTGGCTTTCTAAATCATCGTTTATTTTGTCTCGTAAATCCAATATCTCTTCACCTTGGTTTTCCAAGGCAATATCATCAGATGCCAAGCCTTTGGTGCCTTTCTTGTAAAGGTGGCTTTGTAAGTCATGTACTGCGTCATAATCGCCTGATTTGGCACGCTCAATAAGCTTCTCACTGGCACGTGTTTTAGGCAATATTTCTCTTACCTTATCCAAATGCATGTCTTTGATAGGGATCTTAATGCCACGCTTTTTAACCGCACTACGCACCTGTCCATAGAGCTCATCGGCGGTACTTTGAAGCTTGTCATGGGGTTTTTGTACGGCTTCAACCAGTGCTTCAGGGGTTGATTTACTGGTTAACCCGCGCATGAATTCGGGTAATTTTTCACCTACTTTGCCAGCCGCTTTACCGGCTAGATTTCCAGCGCCACCAAGAGCCAGAGCCCCGGCTGCACCCAAGCCTTTATCAGTTGGGGTTCCGGGGGTGGCAATGTACCCAGCACCACCCAAAGCTAATGGGTTTTGAAGCATCTTAGGTACTCGGGATAAGGCGGCAGCACCTTTCACACCTTGCATGAGCTTTCCGAATAAACCGCCACCGCCTAGTAATTCTGCGGCTGCTTGGACAGACTTTTGGCCTGTTCCTTCAGCTTGTGGAAATAAATCACGTAAATCAGGGCTATTGGCAAGACCTTTGGCAAATTCACCCGGAATCATGCTTGCCACACCACGAATTGGGATGGATGCGCCTTGTAATAGGCCACCAAAGGCTGCTGGTATGTAGTTTGACACGTTCGTCATGCCACGCGCTGCTGATTCAAGCATGGGCGACTTGTCTTTTGGTGTCATTTTCAGCAATACATCTTGCATCCACTCGGGCATATTGGGGTGTTGCATGGATAATTTTTGCTTAACAAGGCCCATGACTTTTTCTTGATCTTCAGGCGATAAGTCATAAAATGACTGGCTACTTGGTTCTTCAGCCAGCAAATTGATAGGCGCTTCAGTGTCATCAGCCAGCAAATTAATAGGCATTATCGGCCCCCTTGCTGATTTTTATACATCAGTTGTTGAATCACTTCCTCAACGCTCATGCCAGTTTCTTGGGCTGTATGTTTGATGTTAGAAGCCGTAAATTTAGGATTCATTTGCAGCAGTTGAGGCTCCATAGCTCTTAAGAAATCATCGGATGTATCTTGAGCAATTTTTTCTTCAGCTTTAGCAGCCTTTTGAGTAGGCGTTGCAAAGAAACTGTCTGTGGCTTTGTCATAATCCAGCTTCATGGGCGATGTGCCTGCTTGCTGGAAGGTTTGCAATTCTTGGTCTGTTATTTGCTTTAATTGGTTAAATTGCTGCAAGGCCACTTGTGGATTTTTGCTCCAATGGCTTGGGTTAGTGAGCTGATCAATCTTATCGGTCGCCGCAGGCTGAATGGAATCACCCCAAAATTGACGCAATTGCTTGGATAACGTCTTAGCACCTGTCACGGCCTTTTGGTATTCCATGAATTCAGGGGGTGGCGTACCCATTGCCGCTTTCAAAGAATCTATTAATAATTTACCATTGCCTTGAACGCCAGAATATTGAACCAATGCTTCAGGATTGATGTTATCCATGGTGATTTTGACGTTTTTAGCATAGGGAATCTTATTACGAATGGCAGCGTCAGTGGTCTTTTTGCCCAATGCTTGGTTATAAACGCGTGCTTCCTCTTCAGAAATCACATGACCATCATCGCCAGACACCATACCTGCTTTGACTTTCTCGCTTCCACCTGTTCCACCACCAAAAGTTTGCAATACGCCATGACCTTTTTGGGCGGCAATGAGTTTTTCTTCGGGTGTTGCGGCACGATAAGGGGCTAATTGCGATAATTGGGTACGGTAATCCATTAAGGATTGATGCCCTTGCATTGCCATTTCATGAGCGGCTTTTGCTTGCAAATAGCGTGGGTCATCTTCACCGTATTGGTTTCGCAATTGCTCCACATACATGGCATTTGCCACATCACCTGATGGGTGAAGTGAGCTGTTGTAGCGGGCGTTCATGATTTTGGCAAACATATTTGAGCCAGTATCAATCCCTTTTAACAGCGCATCCCCCGGTAATGAGGGCATAGGAACATTAATTGCCATTATGCACCCCCTGAAAGATTCCATCGTTTAGCTAAAGCGCCACCCATAGGCCCACCCAGCGCACTTCCTGCCAATCCTAAGCCAGCTCCTAGCAAATTACCAAACATACTGCCGCCAGCATTTTGCTGTCCAAAGGCCATTTGAGCGCTATTTTGGCCCATATTCATGGCATTGTTACCCATACCCATAGCATTTTGGTTTTGCTGGCCTGCGGCGTTTAATCCTGAGCCATAGAGCCCTTGAGCCATGCCAGCACCCGCTAGGTATTTTTGCATTAAGTTATCAAGGTAATTTTGCCTGTCATCCAAGCCAATTTGTGTGGTTCCTGCTTGTATAGCGGATAGGGCTGGGCTTGAGCCCATAAGTCCCATAGAGCTTGCGGCATCAAGGCCGTGCTCTTGGGCTCTACCTTCCGCGTTCTTTGCAGCTTCCGATTCTGTATAGCCTTTAATCCATTTATCTTGCAGGGCTTGAGGGTCAAGCAGTGATTTCATGGTGTTTTGTAAGTCACCAAATGCGCCCTGTCCTTGCTTGTTGTAGGGATCTAAATACTGCTGGCCTTGGTTAAAGAAGTTTTGAGCCTGCCCATAATATTTATCGAGCTGCTCTTGGCCCTTCTCATAGCCTTTGCCGGGATGTAGAAAACTAGATAGCCAGCTCATTGTTCATCTCCTTATGGGTAGGCTGTGGTCGTAAATTTGACCAAAGCCCCGTTTTGCTTCCCTACATAAACGTGGTTTGTTGTGTCATACAACAAAACTCCATTGCCCAAAGTCCCTGCCACATTCATTGCAGCAATTTCAACCGCGGTATAACCCATGGCGGTCAATAGATTTAAGGCGTCTTGAATATCATTAATGTTCTCATTTAAAGTATCAACCAACACCCAAATCCATTGCAAGAATTGGGCATCAAAATCACTGTTCATGATGGGTGCTGCATCAATCCTATCTAAAAAAATAGTCATTAATTGGCACCCCCGCTCACACGGCGGCTCATGCGAACCCCACCCAATACCACGATGGGCGCTGAGCTTACACAGACCAGCCGATAACAGCGGTTACGGCTACAAGCTAATTCGTACCACCGCATTCGCCAGCGATAGGCCCCAAGGGGGCTGAATTCGCGCACATCTGCTGGAAGGTATGTTTCACCCCCATCATCAGAATAATAAAGCTCAATATGAGGCTTAAATAGAGCGTTATAATGGTTATCATCAAATGTGGGTGTGTTGGTTCCCTCTTTAATAAGATACTTATTATCTTCTGAAAGGACAAAGACAGGTGCATCCGGTGGCTCGCCATCCTTAACGACATATACCGTATTGAGGAAAGGGGCATAGCTTTGATAAAACGTCTTATTCCCAAATACAAAGTCAATCTCGACATACTCATCTTCAAACTCCGCGTAATCCGGCAAATAGATTTGCTGGGTCACAAGCTCATAGCGCATGGGGTATTTCAAAAACGCATCCGCTGCTTGAATGTCTGGTTGTGCTGTATTTCTTAATTCGTTATGGTAAATATTGCCTGCCATTTGATAGATGGCTGGATCATCTTGCACAATCACCAAATGAGAACTGTTAAAGTAGACATGCTTTTGGATACGGTTACGCTCACCATTAAGTTCAATAACACGTGCCCACTTGCCAGTTTCAAAGTTGTATTCAATAGCGTTAGCATTATCGATGATATCCAAATCGCCAAAGTTTACGAACCGACCGGCCGCCGCCCT